ATGCGGATCAGATGGCGCAGCACCTTCACATCGTAGCCGGCGGATTTGGCCTCGGCATAGATGTCCTTGATGTCGGCGCCGATACCCTTGCGCTCATCCTCAAGCCGCTCGATGCGGTCCACCAGGCTGCGCAGCAGGTCAGCAACGGGCGCGGTGTTGTGGCCGATTTCTGGGGAGATGCTCATGCCGCGTCCTCCATCGACACAACCAACATAGGCTCCGGCGGCGTGATTTTCGGCGCGCGCGGACCTTTGATCTTGACCTCCCGCTGATCGATTGTCACGCCATCCACGCCGGCCTTGGCCAAACCTTTAGCGAGAGCATCAAAAGCCGGTTCGATGGCGGCGGCGATTTTGCCCCATGCCAGTGAGCCATCGGGCATCGGCACCCGGATTGTGGTTTCAAAATATCGCATAGTTTTTATCCCTTCAAAAGTTCGTTTTCGCACGGACCTTCTCCATGCGTCGGATTGCAGTAAGTGTAGGCTTCGTCGCGCGGGCTTTAGACTTCTTCGGCGCTGGTTTTTTAGCGGCGGATGCTGCAAGCATTGCATCGTGGTGCGCCGCCTGGATGCGCCAGTTGACGGCGAGCGGCACGTCATTTTCGACGAGGATTGCGCCGTAGCCGGTGACGCTATCGGTCCATGCCCATATCCCGCCGGCGGATTGGATCGCAAAGCCCTCGCGCGATTGGTTTTCTGATAACTTCCCGCCCGGCGCTTTAAGTTCCACGTGAATTGTTTTGCCTCCGACAGTCAACGCTGTATCCGGCTCGCCAGCCTTCACGCCGCGCTGTTTCTCAAAAAAATGCCGGCCGATACCAGCGGTGCCATAGGAATTCCGGCTTCGATCATGGCTGGCAAACCGATGCGGCGCAGTCACCGCCGTGGCGACGAATTTAACCACGCGGAGTTGCAAACGGTGTTCCGGGCCGGGCATTATTCGAAAGCCTCCTCCAAGCCGCGCAACGCATCGCGCGCTCGGATTATTTTGGGATTTGCTTTCTTGAGTTTCGCCAACGCCGACATCTCTATCTGCCTAATTCTGGGCGCCGTCAGATTTAAGGATTTCCCTATTACGCCATACGGTTTCGGTTCCTTCCCGTCCAATCCAAACCTCATTACCAGAACCGCTCGGCTTCTATCGGTCAAACCATCCATCCCCGAGAATAGGTTTTGGGAAACTTCATCACGAAGCCGGCGGATTTCGTATTCGGGAATATGTGACTGAGAAGCAGTTAATGCGAGCAAACCTATTTCCTCGGGGCTGGCGTCAAACAAAACCTTGTTGCGCGCCAGTGTCCTCGTCAAATAGCCATCTGGAAACATGTCTTTCGGCAGGCATTTGATGAAATCGCTTATTCTAAGGATTGCGGAAGAAAATCCTCCGTCTTTGAGAATGGGAGATAGTTTCAGTAATAGGTAATTTCCTATCATGGATTGGGATACGCCAGATGCTCGGCTTAATTCTGCCGCTGTATCATATCCCGCCCGCTCCATTGCTCGCAGCATAACCGCATTTCTGATTCGGATTTCAACCCGAAATTCTTTTGCGGAATGGTTCATTATCCGTCCACCCCCTCAATGTGAAATTCCCCGTGCCCCTGATAGTTCACGTCCCAGATTTCCAGGATCAAGCCGCCGATAGTCGCGCCGGATGCGGATTTACGCAGGATGAAAGCGGTGGGGATTGCGTTGGGCCAGCCGCCGCCAATGTAGCGCGCATCGGCAGGATCATGCCGCAGGAAATATGGCACACCATCGATCTGCACGCGCCACTCGCCGTTGGTGTAATCCGCCAGGACGGCAGCCGCGGACCATACCGCCCCGTTTTTCGCCAGCGTGTGCTGCGCGCGTTTGGTTGTGGGGGCGTGCGCGGCGCCGTCTGGGAATTTGATCGGGGTCATGGACTTTTCCCTGCGCGTTGGATTGATGATGGGGCTTTTGACATAGGCAGCACCGAGATCGCGTGATGCTCGGGGCAATATGATTTCCCCCGCACGCACGGCGTGTCACAGTATTTGACGCTGCCCCGAGTTGTTGCGGGATCTCCGGTAATCCACGAGCATGGGTCATCCGACAGCAACACCATCGAGCGCGGATGGATCGCGGGCGCAGGAATTGGCGCCGCGATTTCCAAAAGCAGCGGGGGCAGCATCACCGCCGCGCGCGGGAGCGGGAGAGGCTTTGGTTTGCGCGGCAGTTTCGCGCCGTCCACGCACAGATTGATGGGGGAGGGGCGCGCGGGCAATTTCATCATATGGGCTTTACCAATTACGGAATTTTTGCTGCGGTTCATCATTACCCCAATTTTGGAGTATGAATGGCCCCCACGGGAAAGCGCTGCGAGCCGTTGACGATCCGCGTCGGTCCATTTCATGCCAGCACCTCAAAAGCCGGCAACCCGCGAGCCGCCGCATGTGCGTTGATTACCGGCAGATCTGCCAAGCCAACGAACGTGATGCCGCGATCCCGCGCCCATTGTTGCAGGAACGTCATCGTCGCCCGGCGCGGCTTCGGCGCCTTTTTCGCGGGCGCGGCTTCCATTTCTGGTTTTTGGTGCGACGGTTGCCCCGGCTTCCCGATTTTATACATTTTTTGCGATACATTTTGCACCGTCGGACGCCCGCCTGACACGGCCGACACGGCCGTCCAGATGGACCGCGCGCTCGATCCATCGGCCATCATGCGTGTGATGATGGCAATCTGATCGGCCGTGTATTCAACATTGGGGGCGCGTTTTGTCATTTCACCACGTCAAAAAGCCCCGGCCGCGCAACGGTAAGCCACGCGGCCGGGTAAGTTTCGGGAGGAAACTGGGGGCTTCGGCGCGGCAGCCGCCCCCGTAGCTGTGCAATGGGCAGGAGTTCCCACCACGCCAAAAAATGTGGGGAGACGCAGCCCGAATCCGGCGCACCCGGCGGACTTCCACCTCGATGCAGGATTTTCCGCGCCTCCCCGGTGCCCATTGGCTGCGGCGAGCGGCGCAGGAAAGATCGCCCCCACCTGCCCAGCATATGACACCACGCGGCGCCAGCGCACCCCGTAGGCGCCTGGCGTGCGATGTAATTAGCACTGATCACCCTGCCGCATCCTCGACGGCTGCGGCTAGCACTATTTGCAGTTTTTCGACGTTGCCGATTGACGGCGAACTGTTCCCGGTTTTCCATCGCGTGAAAACCGCTGGCGTGATCTCGGCTCGCCGGCACGCCTCCGCCATTGTGATGCCGGCAGCGGCGGCTAGGATTTCGAGGGATCGTGGCGTGGGGAGCGTTTGCATTTACGGATGATGCCGAATGAATAAGCATCGTGCAAGCATTATTTTGTTGTCGGACGGCATTATAATCCTTGACGAGCCGGAGGGGGGTATGCGACGGTGTGAGCGTCAACACAAGGGAAACCCTATGCCATACCCCGATAATTTTTCCACGACTGCCTTTGACCGCGCGATGCAATGCCCCCCGGAAGTCGCGCGGCGCCCGCTGAATGCCGCCGAACTGGAAATCAAGCGCCGCGTGCAATCGGTGCTGGACGCGATCGCCCACCTGCGCGCCGGGCCGGTGATTTTCGATGACAACAGCCTGGGCGATGACGCGATGCAAGGCGTGCTGGTGGACGGGGCAGACTACTGCCGGCAGATTATTGCGGCCGTCGATGATCTGCCTGAGGAAGAAGCGGCGGCGGAAGAATGCCGTATTATGGAGGATTGGTGATGACAGAATCTATCGACTGCAAACACGAGCGATTTACTGTTCTGTTTTTTTCTGCCGGCGGCAATTGCATGGGCCGAGCCACAAAATTCCGGCGCGCCGATGCCATGGAACAAGTGGAACTGTGGATCGACGGCGGAAATAACCGCACGGCACGGCTGCTTATTGAGGAGGATTTTTGATGAAACATTCTCTCCACAGCATTACGATTGAGCGGGAGGAAACAGACGGCACGCTTTCGGAATGGTGCATATGGTTCCGCCTGTATCCCTCATCCGGCGACGGCTGGCACGATCCGATTGATCCGGGCGGCGTCGAATTTGAGGGGGTAAGTCATCACAAATCCAGGATCGGCACGCCAGTTCCTGAAGGTGTTTGGGAATGGGCGGAATTGGAATTTGACCGCAAGTCAGATGAATGCACCGAGATTGCACACGCGGATCATGCCGACTGGCGCGACGAGGCGGCAGAATATCGGAGGCTGAGCACGTGAACATGACCCACCCCACATTCCACCCCGACATGATTCAAGGTTCCGCCGAATGGCACGCTGCCCGCTGCGGGATGCTGACCGCCAGCGAAATGAAACTGATCATCACGCCGGCCACGCTCAAGCCGGCGAAAAACGACAAAGCCAGCGCGCATCTATACGAGCTTCTGGCGCAGCGGGTTACCCGCTTTGTCGAACCGCACTATATCAGCGAAGACATGCTGCGCGGGCAGGATGACGAACTAACCGCCCGCGAGCTGTATGCCCAGCACTATGCGCCCGTGCAGGAAGTGGGTTTTGTCACGAATGATAAATGGGGCTTTACGTTGGGATATTCGCCCGATGGATTGGTCGGCGAGGATGGCTTGATCGAGTGCAAATCGCGCCGGCAGAAATTCCAGGCTGAGGTGATTATTTCCGGCGCCGTGCCGACAGAGCATATCCTGCAAATCCAAACGGGATTGCTGATCACCGGGCGGGAATGGTGCGATTATATCAGCTATTCTGGCGGAATGCCGATGGCAGTTATTCGCGTCCAACCGGATGAAAAAATCATGGCCGCAATTCTTGAAGCGGCGGGAGCGTTCGAAGTTTCACTCTCGCATCTACTGCACCAATACCACGCGAAACTCGCGGCCGGCCGGTTTATTCCGACAGAACGCCGAATTGACCAGGAAATGCACATATGAGCGATATGAGCGCGACCATCGTGCCGAAATCAGATCAGATGAACGCCGACGACTTGATCGGGGGGCCTCTCACGATCAAAATCAAAAGCGTGCAGATCGCGCCCGGCACTGAGCAGCCCGTTGCAGTTTCATTCCATGGCGACAATGGCAAGCCGTATCTGCCGTGCAAATCAATGCGCCGAGTTATGGTGCTGATCTGGGGGGCCGATGCATCGGTATACGCTGGCCGGTCAATGACGCTCTACCGCGATCCCTCCGTGACCTGGGGCGGAATGGAAGTCGGCGGCATCCGCATCAGCCACATGTCTGAAATGGAAAAGCAAACGATAGTTGTGCTTACCGCGACAAAAAAGACGCGGAAGCCTTTTACCGTCTCCCCGCTGTTC